CCTCGACCTCTTTTGTATGATTTACCTGTTCTTGTTCCTGTTTGAATCTCCTTCTTTGCAGTTGCATCAATCTTAAATGCAGATTGTAAAAGGAGCTTGTCGAGACTTAGCAAGGTGTTTGTGCTTGCTTTTTCTAGGAACTTTGAAGTGTTCCCTTCAATCTCAACTTTAATATTTGTCGCCATTAATCGTCAAAACTTGTTTCTTCTCCCATCTCTGAAAGCTCGAAATGAATAAATCTTTTTCTCTCGTCATATATCTGAGCTGATAGAATGCGAAATAAGCGTCCACAATACACTAAATGGTCATTTTCTCCCATAGTGTCATACTTGGAGTTGAATCTAATTATTGCCGTGTGTGTAGTGCTTTCTAGTAGGTTTCTTACAGAGTAGTATGATTGACCAGATATAGAAACAAGATCGCCCCAAACGGCAGCAACAAACTTATAAGTTGTAGTGTTGTCATAATTACCTGTAGGGTCATCAGATTGTTTCTTTAAAGTCAACCTATGCCGTAGTCTGCCGATCTTTTGAAACTTAGCCATGATTAAGCGGTGTAAATAATTTCAGAACCCAATAGAGCTAAAACCTCGCCATGAACTAAATCACTCGCAGTTCCTACGACTACAGCCTCTCTATTTTCATACCAATGAAGAACTAACATGTTGATTGCGTCCTTTATTGCTCTAGGCGTTTCTGTAGCTCCTACAGAATATTCTATCACCATAGAATCGTAAGTGCGGAAACTAGCCCCGCTAATATCAAGCACCAAGCGATTATTGAAAACTTCATAATCTGTCCCGCTTACAAATGTAGTTTCTACATTGTCGGGATCATAACCCTTTACGCTAGTAACAGAATCAACATCGAAAACCTCAAGCTGCATGCACTTTTCAATTTCTGCACGATCTAGCGTCAAGCTCCACGTTTGCGACTCATAACGCCTCTTAGTGTAAGATTCGCAATATTGCCTTGCAGATGTAATTAGCTTTTTGAGTAGATTGTTGTCCTCGTCACACTCAATTCTGCAAAAATTCTTTGCCTCATTTAAGCTGACAGCTTCTTTTGTTGGTGCTGTAACTAAAGTTTTTCTCATTTTCAATCCCTATTTACAAAGAAAGGGTGAGCGATAAAACCACTCACCCTGTCCAAGATAGAACTAATAAGTCCCAAATTTTTGCTTACGGGTTGCGATCTGTCGCAAGTGAAGCACGAAGGTTTGCAAGCTCGGCAATTGCAGAGCAGTACCCGCCAGATGTTACGTTTGCAGTAACGATTTTCAAACGAGCATAACGCTTGTTTTTAATCAAACCGAAAGTGAACAAGTCACCCGCAGTTGGGTTTGTTACTTCGTTGTATTTATCTCCTAGAACTTCAGTTGCAGCAACTAAAGTTTCAGTTCCCATTCCTGAATCGTCATCCTCGAAGATTTGGAATGTGTAATCACCGTCAGTAATAGCACCCGCAGAAACACGGAAAGAAACGCTTGAAGCTTCTGCTGTGTCAATTGTTGCTCCTACAGTTGTAGTGTCTGTGGTGATTTCTTGAGGATTAAGGGCGGTTAAGCCCTTAACTGTATTGTGTAGATTTTCCATTGTATAAATCTCCTACCTATTATGCTTTAACTTTTAAAAGCTTGATTGCTTGGAAGTGCTGAACTCCACCGCCTACACGCTTAGTTGTGTAGTATTTTATGAATCCGCTTTCTGTGTAAGGGTCACGAAGAACACGAACACCTTGACGATCAAGAATCTTGTAACCTCTACGGAAGTCACCGAATGCAATTGATAATGCGCTCCCTGCGATATCTGGCATATCTGTAGCGATTGTTACAGGATATCCAAGAAGAAGAGAAGCGATTCCGCCTTGATTGTCTGGCTGCCACAAATACTGATCGTTTTGATCTTTAAGCTTACGAAGAGCAGTTCTTGTTCCTCGGCTCATTACGAAACGTGCATTGCTTTCGAATTGAGGAAGAAGCAAGTCTACTAAATCGATAAGATCGTCAAAACCAACTGCACCAGAAGCGGCAGAAGTGAATTGCTCTAATTTGTCGAAACCGTCACCCGCTGTGTAGCTCAAGAATCCTTTAGGCTTCTTAACTGCATCACCTGAAACGAAAGCTGCACCCTCTTCACGTAAGAAGTCGTCACCTACTTTGCTAAGCAACCATTGCTCGATAGAAACCTCTGCATCATCGATAAGGTTTTGAGTCGCCTTTGGCTTTGCGTAGATTTCGTTTACTGGAATCTCTACCTCGTTTAATTCTGGGGTAGTAGTTTCTGGTCTTGCTTGAGTTTCCCCAACCCAACCACTAGAAACTTCAGACTCGTCATAAAGATCTTTCCAAGAGCTTGACCCGATTGTTTGAACGTCAGCAATTTGACGGATAGGGCTATTCTCGAAAACATATTGATTAATGCGATTGCTGAAAGTTGGGCGAACTAAGAACCCACCTTTAGGATCAGAACCCGCAAAGCTATATTTCTTGCTCAACTCAGCAGCTTTACTTTTGATTAAGTTTTGGCTGTCCAAATCAAGAGAATCGTATCCAGTTTTAAGATACATTTCGAAAGCTTGCGCTTCTTTCTCTTCAACTTGCTCTTTCTCTGCTTGTTTCCAACCAGTAGAAGATTTAATTTTTGCTATCTCGTCTTCTAGTTGCCCCATTTTCTCATTGAGCTTTTCTTCTTGCTCTTTAAGTAGCGGGTCAACATGACCTTTTAACTGTTCTTGCTTGATACATTCATCTTGAGCAGCTTTGTATTGCTCAAACATTTTGCCCAAGCTATCAAATTTTTCTTTTAACTCAGTGTCCATTTTATTATTTATTTTAGCTTGTTAAACAAATCATCGAGTGCGCACTTGATCTCTTCATTATCGGAAGCCTCTGCTTTTTCCAATTCAGGCTGCTTGTATAAGTCACCGTGCATAATTGCTTGAGTGTCTTTCCTTGAATAGCCCGCCTCACGCAAGACTGATTCAACGCCCTTTATGTAGTCAAGTTTATCCTCTTCAGATTTTACTTGTGAAAGTGTGGCAAGTTCATTTGCCGGGAAAGTTACAATAGAAACCTCTTTTAAATCGACTTCCTCTAGGTAATTAATGCCTGAGTCACGATCAAAACGCTCTTGCTTCGGGATGTATCCAATTGAAAGACCGTCAATAGCCCCCATTTTTAAAAGCTCGATTGCCTCCTTGCCTAATTGCAAAACATTTGAGATTTTGCCCTCTAGCAAAAGACCGTAATCGTCAACGGTAGCCTTTGTCCATTTTCCGATTGGCTTCTGTGCGTTATGCTGCCATAGCATTTTAACCTTTTCAATTCCTCTCTCTACTAAGGTTTTATTGAATGCAGTTGCAGTAACAACATCATTGTAAGAGTCAACATTACCAAAAACTGAACCATAGCCTTTAATGACTCCCGTTTCTTCGTCAAATTCCTTGACTTCAAACGATTTAAATTTTAAAGCTCCCATCCTTTTAGAATCTATGTTGTGATTTTTGGCATTTGTCAAGTTTTTACTAAACAGGTGTGTATGCCAATATACACCTGCAATTAATCACATTTCCCGCACTAGCACCGTCTTGGTTTGGATGAAGCATGTGATCAACAGTTCCCCCGAATCCCTCTACCGTGAAAGTATCGTCCATGCCGATGCGCTGCCCGCTAATTGAAACATGACCGTCCCTTGTAGCGTCATCTGATACGGCAACCCATTCTTTCATTAGATCAAGACCGCTTTCCCTTGCTCCTAAATCTTGTGCATAGCTTGCAGCGTTTCCTGTTTCAGTTCTGGCGATTGCTTGCGATCTGTGCCTTGCCAGTGTCCCAGAGAATTGTTTACTAATCTCTCTTGATATAGCAACCGAACTTATACCTTCATCAAGACCCTGCTCGATTATTTGCTGCGCCACCTTTCTTGATGTCCCGGTAATTAAAACGCTTTGCTTTAGTGCGTTCCCTTCTATCCACTCGAAGGAGTCTAAAATAAACTTATCGGATAGGTCTGATTTTTGCGCTATCTTCTCAACGGTCTTTAGTTGTTGAGTTGCTAGAGTTCCGATTGTCTCCGAGTAGAACTTTTTCAATAAGGCTTTCCAGTCATCGATTTGCCTATCGATCTCACCTAATGCACCGTCTAGTCCGTTGCTCTCGTATTGTTTTGCAACCTTTTTTCCCTGCCGAGCAAACAAAACCTTCGAGGCAGAAAATAATCTGCGTTCTCTAGTAGAGCGCAGCTTTACGAATTTTTGAACTGTTCGCCTGTCAGCCATTAAGCTCCGCCTTCAAGTAAGCTTAGATCCATACCCATAGGAACGTAACTTGATTGAATAAATCGCTCACCGTCTACCTCTTCAGGATAGTTTCCTTCTTCTCTGGCTTCTGTATCGCTAATAATTCCCGCTTGGAAGTCTGCTCTTGCTGCTTCCCTTCTGGCAATAACTCTAGGTTGTAAAGCAAGGATACTATCCCTATCAATATCAATAGATAAATCTTTCCCACGAATAACGCTAAGATAAGTCGAAAGGTCATCGAGTATTCCCTTGAGTATCGGTATAATAGTATTCTCATAGAGCGACATTCTCGCTTCTTCTACATTATTGAAAGTTGACCCCTCGGCAAATCCGAGCAAGAAAGGCGGGAATCCTAGCGCAAGGGCTATTTCTCTTGCTGTGGTTTGCTTTGAGTTTACCCAGTCCATTTCTTGCTGAGTCATGCCAAGCCTTACTGCGTCATACATCCAGTTGACTACCGCAAAAGAGTTCTTGCGATCCTTGCCGAGCTTTTCATCCATACTAGCACGTAGCTTGTTCATTTGGTCTTCACTTGGCGCAGGAGTCATTTTATCCTTTGGCTCTTTCATAACAAGCAAGCTTGAAGGAGTCCCATTATTCTCAACAACTGACTTGTTGAATTTTGCCATAGCGTTTGACTGCTCAATACTAATCATTGCAGCAGACAA